TTGTATGCTCAAAATTTTTTTACCTCCTTTCTATATCTTTTATTATGTACCAATTATTCCAGGCTCTATCTTTTTCTTTGCCAAGAATTCCTTTGTCCACCAGGGCCATCAATTTATTATAAACTGAAGTAGCACCTTCCATCTCTCTTGCAGCTAGTGTTCTAACTGAAGGTGGATAACCATTCTCTGTAAAAAACTTTTTGAAAGCTTTAAAAGTTTTCATTTGTTTTTCAGTAACACTGGTAATTGTACCTGTAATCTGTCCAGTGCCTTGACATCTTGGGCAGGTGGATGCTTTGTAAGTAGATCTATTTCTATCTCTAATCTGCATTAAGCTCTCCTGCTATTTGGATATATTCATTTTCAATAGAAGTATGAAGGCCACTATCTAGCTCCACCACGTTTCTCAAAGTATCTTCATTAACTTTGTAAAGATTTCTTAAAAATTCAAGCTTCTCTTTCTTTGAAAATTTTTTGTGGTTTTTTATATTGGACATGGCCTTGCTAAATTCTTCAGCAAAAGCTTTATGATCCTCACAATATATGCCAGGCCCTTTTAATTTCCTCATCTCCCAGGGAGATTTCTCCTCATTTTCTGGAATATCCTGTTCCTGGGCCATAGAGCTATCAGTTTTAACAGGTTCTTTTTCTGCTACAGTTACACTATCTTCTACCTTATATGTAGCTCCTGGGCCTTCTATGGCCTGTTTTGATAGGTTATCTAGCTGCTCTGACACTGTATTCACAGGTTTAGGTTCTTTAGGATAATCATTAGCCTCCTCTGTAGTAATCACACCACCAAGAGCATCTGCAAATACATCTCTTAAAGCAAATCCTCTAGCTCTCATCTTGAGCATACGATCTGGATAGCTTTGCCATGGGCCAGATCTATTTAACAATCCTGCTTTGGCTGCATCTGCCATACTGAATTGAGATTTGTACCAGGATTGGCCCTTCCTTTTTACTTCACAAACTGCAGTTCTTTTAGATCCTTCTCCAGATATAGTTTCTTTTATATCCTCAAATTCTGGATGCCTTCTACAAAGAGCAATCATTGTATCTCCATAGATACTTGGCTTGCCATTTATCACTGCAATATTTTGTAACGATTGGATAGGTGTTAAACCTAGCTCATCTCCCCAGGACATAGCCAGATAAATATCTGCAGGCTTACCCTGGAATTGTTTTGGTACTAAATTAGATTTTGATATTTGCTCTGCAAATTTCATTGGATCTTTTTTTACTAAATCACTCATATTAATTTTCCTTGGTTTGGATCTTCGGTTAATGGTCTAAATAAAATATCAATCAATCTATAAGATCCTTTAAATTTAGATTGGAATATTTTTGAGCTTGGCTGCAGGTGCAGCAGCTCATCTGGTTTAAGCTGCATAATTTTTCCTTCATGGTTTATTTCTAAACCACCTTTTTTAATTGCAGCCTGGACTTCATAATCTCTGACAGAAACAAACTTGCCCTGCCAAAGTTTAGTTACTTTCTTTTTCTTCACTATCTCCTCCATCAATATAATTAATCATAGCTTTGATTGCAGATTTAGCTGCAAGTAGAAGTATAAAAAATACTACTAACGTCATAAAAACTATTTTCATTTATCCTCCTTGATTTGAATTGTACTAGATCTTTTGCTGTATCCCTCCTGGGCAGGTACAACTTTCTCTGGTTTGGCTTTGTAATTTCTTACAGGCCAAGAGATTTTATATTCATTAAACAATCCAAAGATATGATCTCCCATAGCTTGCTTAATAATATCTTGTGATTGTTCTACCTTGAGCTTACCAGATTTAATTTCATTGTTGCCTTCTGTCCAGGTATGGATCGCAGCTCCAATAGCATTGTTGCCTGATAAATCTTTAGGCTCATCACTTGGATTTGTATAAATTAAATTATAATCTCCTGGTTTTTCTGGATCATAATATTCTTCCTTCTCCCTTCTATTCCAAAAATCTCTGACTTGTTCTTGGATAGCTGATTGAGTTTCTTTATGCTCAAAGATGGGCCAGTATTGGATCTCCCAGGTTCTAATATTAAATACAACAACAAGAGCTTTACTTGTTAAGGTGCAAAGCATCTGGCCCTGTACCTGGATAGGCCCTTTGTATAATGGCAAGTGATCCTCAACTACTGAAGTTGTTTTATATTCAACAAGTATATCTCCTTGCATTGTAAAGGTTTGGCCATTTGGATCTGTAACCTGGATAGGTTCTTTGGCAACAGCCCAATCATCTATGCTGCATCCTAGTGGAGAATTTACAGCAAGATAAGGTTTCTCATTAGCTCCCTTTTTAAATTTTAATGTAGGGAAATCACTCAATACAATTTTCTGAATAGCTTGTTCAAAAAAATCTGTATATTTTGAATAATTATTTTGTTCTGGTTCTACCCAAGATCCATTTTTTTTATCCATGAATTCCTGGAGTAGCTCATTTTTAGACACAGCTCTTGGGTGTGCAGCTCCCATTAAAATAGGTAGCCTGCTACAAGTAAAGTATTTTAAATCATCTGTAACTTTCATTACAATTCTCCTTATATGTTATTTATTAGTACGAAACAAGATTATTACTGGTACAGCTCTAGGTTCTTAACAGAGCTTGGATACCATTTTCCATTAGATCTGGTAGCAATTCCTCTTGCATTTAGAGCAGCAGCAATTCCTCTGTAAGTATTTACTCTGCCTTTATCCTTGATCTCCTGGACAACTGGCAAAATATTTTTTGCAAATTCTTTGGCTGCTTTCTTCTTCGCCTGGACAGCAAGAGCTGCAGCCTGGGCCAAGTTGGTAGTGTTACCAAGTTTGGTAATTACTCTGTTAGAAACTTTAGTTTTATACTGGCCATCTTGTTTTAATTTTTTCTTGATTTGGCCCAAACCATTTTTGGTTCTTTGTTTAATTAACTTAACTTCTCTTTGAGCAATTACAGCCAGGATAGAAATGGTAGTTTCATCTGCCTCTGGCATATCACAAATAGTAAATTTAACACCTTGCTCCTGGAGCTGCAGGAAGAAGCTTGCCTTCCTTGTCAATCTGTCCATTGTTGCAATCAATAATCTTGCATTGTTTTCTTTTGCAAATTGGATCGCAGCCTGGAGCTGTTTTCTGTTATTGTTTAATCCACTCTCTTGCTCGGTAAAAGTTTTGATAAGTGCAGCTCCATCTCTTTTAGAAATAAAATCCTGGATCTTATCTTGTTGAGCTGCAATACCAAGCAACTGTTTTTTTGTACTGGTTCTTAAATACGCAACGTAATTAAGCATTTAATCTCTCCTTTGTTTTTTTATTATATTTCCAAATTAAAAATCCAATTCTACTTTCTGGAATTTTTAGTGCAGCAGCTAAAGATCTAATTCTCATATCAACTAATCCATTAGATCCTTTCTCAAATTTTTGCACTTGTTGGAAAGTAACATTAATTTTTTTAGCAATTTTAACTTGAGTTAATTTTAATTGCTTTCTTCTCCAATATATTTTCCTGCCAATAAACTCACGCATCTGCAGGTCATTGGGTTGAAGTTTGCTCATCAACATTTTTTGCCTCCTGGTTATTTTTTGTAAATACAATTAGTGATTTACCAATTACTTTTGTTTTTATATTTTTTTCTTGAAACTTTGCCAAAGCAGATAAGAAGAAAACTTCTAATTCCTTATGAGTATCAAAGCTGTACTTGAGTACAGCTCCGATACTTGAATTAATATACTCTGGCTTGTAGGTTTTTTTTAAGTCAGCCATGAATAATCTCCATCTTTAAAAATGAAAGCTCCTTTGGCAACTTCAGTAACTGTACCAAAGCCAACCCAAAGATCTTTGATTTTTTCTTTTTTCATTTTGGCAATTTTGATAGACATCTCTATGCTATCTATCTCCTCCTGGCCCAGGGTTCTTGTACTTGTTATTCCTTGTAATGCCATTTATGCAGCCTCCATTAGTTTTTTGATTTGTTCATCTGAACCATATTTAAAAACTTCAACATCACTAGATGTGCAAGCAGCTCTAGTGCCATGCTTGTCTTTACAAAGATCTGAATAAACAGAGTGATCTATCATTCTGTCATGTAAATTTTGCAAAGCATCATCTAAAGTTTTGAATGTTAAATTGGTTAGATAATTTTTATCTGTGTTTTTATAAATAACATAATGATTGTCATCATTGTATTTACAAACAAGATACTTACCTAGGCCCTGGACATAATAAGATTTTTTAAGATTATCCTGGGCAATTCTAGTTATTTCTAACATTAAGCAGCCTCCATTAGTTGATTGTATCCTTTGTCATTCTCTGTAAAATTAAAAAATTTCTTTGCTGACATTGGATAGTATTTTTTATCTCCAAGGAGATAGTTGCTGAAAGTTTTACCAACTAAAACTTTTTTGATACCATCTCCTCTTTTGTATTTCTGGACAACATATCCAGTACCTTCCATACCTGCTTTGGCAATAGCCTTGTAATACATATCCCAATCAGTAGCCTCGTTTTTTTCAAAAACGTGTTGGCCCTGCCAAGACTTGCCACCTTCTACTTTAAACAACTTACCTTTTAACATTAAGCAGCCTCCTTTTTTAAGACACCTTTTTTAACGTATTTCATGTTTTTGAAATCAACATCCAAAGTTAAAGTTTGGTATTTATCTCCACCATGAATAACTAATCTCCACTCAACCTCGTTGTGAAGAAATTTGAAAGTAACAATCACAGCTTTGTAATTCCAAACTAAATATTTGATTATTTCATCTGGTATGTAGTGATTTTTGTTAGCAGCTTTTGCTCTGTTATTAAGCCACTTTAGATCTCTAGTATCTATGTACTCGTATTTGACCTCTTTGGTCATGCAGCCTCCTTGGTTAGTGTTAATCAAAAAAATTACCTCTGTGCCATACCCAAGTATTTTTTGGGCTTCCATCTCTTGGCCCAAACCATGCACCTTCTGGTAAATTAAAATAGTCATTCGCAGCGACCATAGCTTTATCTGGGCAACCATGCTCATTGACAGTATCTGTCATCTGGAATTTGTCGTTGTCAAAAATGAAAGTTAATAACTCTCCCTTTTTCAAGCAGCCTCCTTTGTTAAAGTTTTTTATCATATATAATATATATAATTATTATATATCAGATGTCAATCCCAGATTGTGAATTAACTGGTTTTATTTTTATGGCAAATAATTCATAAGATTTACCACCATTTATAACAGTTGTTCTTAACTGCCCTTCCTGGTTAAGTTTGTACATCATAACTCCACCAACTATTTCCTGGAGCTTGCTCTCACTCATGCTCACAGTGTGAAGGCCCTGGATCACAGAGCCTTTCAGTTTTGTTTGAACTAGGTATTCATGTTTCATGTGTTATCCATCTCCTGGTTAAGTAACATTCTTTTTTCTAAATGATCTATTTGGTCAAAAGTATTTTCCATCTGCAAAGTTTTGTTGCCCAGGAATTCAAATTTTCTGAAGCAATTTGCTGTGTATATATTTTTAACATTATCATATTTTACATTGGTAACTTTTGATGCTGAATACTGATCCTTGAATTGCTTAACAACTTCAGCTTTCTTTGGATCTGTACTTGTTATATTTTTGATCGCCATTATTGCTTTACCTCCTGTTTATATTTTTCATAGTTTCTGAATTGTATGTTTTTGAAAAAATCATAGTTGTCTTTTGAATACATATACATCCAACTCCCAGGGTTTTTCATGCCCTGGGATTTTGCGTTTTCAAAAGCTTGTTTGTGATTTCTTTGGTACATATTTTCCATTAGTCCATCCATCCATCATAGTAAGTTGCTTTAACTTGATCTCCAACAACAGCCTGTAATTGCTTATTGATGTACTCCAAAGCTCCCTTGCTGCTAGCTGCCTTACTAACATTACCTTGAACCCATGGAGATTTTGCCAAGTTTAACTTGTATGGGTGTTTGCATTTTTTTGGGATTACATAAACCTGGATAGAGTTACCACCAGTGCAAGTACCTTCATCCTTGCAACCTTGCTGCACCCACTCATCTTTCCAGATCTGCGTTGCTTTATTCATGATCTCTGGAACGTTGCCAGTTTTTGAGTAGAATTCTTTGTGAGTACCTCCAGTGTACTTGCTCCACTCAATATCATTACTTTCAATTCCTAACTTTGTTAAATCTTTGTGATCTAAAGCAGGAACTTCGTAATCACTGTATTTGCTTTTGTAGATTTTTACCATTATTTAACCTCGCTTTCTTTCCAAGTGTTGCCATTAGCAATACATTTAACACCAGGGCCACCTGTCAAAAGATATTCCTTGTTAGGCTCTGGCTCATCTTTGTAAGTTGTTTGTTTGGTCATTTTTAAACCTTCGCCAGTGTAGGTATATTCTGTAACCTTAACTACTGGATCTGGTTTATTGTTATAAACAACCTGGATAGGTTTCTTTTTCTTTTTCATTTGCTCTCCTTGTTTGATTGTTTTTTTTTGAAATGTTCTATTTTTTATCACTTACATAATATATATAGCAGTTATATATCTACTTTCAATACTATAAATAAATTTTTTTTAAGGAGAAAAAAACCAATGGAACAACAGATATTATTGCTGCATCCAAGCACCAGGAAACAATTAAAAGAGCTTGCCTCAAAGGATGGGAGATCAATCTCTAAATTTATTGAAAAATTAATTGAGAGAACCTGGAGGCAAAAGCATGGCAAAAAAAAAGCAGCCTAGTAGCCAGGACATCATTTACACAAATGTAAGGAAAATAATCAGCAAGCAGCAGGCCAAATCCAGGGCCAAGTTTAAGGTTACAATG